CAACTATGTTTGTTTCCCTCTAATATTGAACATTCTGTATTAGAAAATAAATTAGATACTACTAGAATTACTTTATCTTTTAATACTTTCGCTAAAGGAAAGTTTGGAGAGGCAAGTAGTTGCGTTTGTTTTTTAAAGTTATGATACATACTTTCGGTCCTGTATTAATAGAATATAAACTCGATAATAAATTTTGTAAAAAATTATTGAGGGTAGGAAGAAAACTCCCCAATAAATATAATTCTTATTTAGCGGGAAGAATAGAAAATGAATTTATATATCCAGAGGAACAATGGATTGTAGATGGACTCAAGCCTGCTTTTGATTATTGGATTACTCATTCTAAACATCTTTTCCATCCTAGAACGATTAAAGGACTAAACTTCAATGCCATTTGGATAAATAGACAAAAGGCTGGTGAATATAATCCTGTTCATGTACACACCAATGCCGATCTATCTTTTGTATTATGGTTGGCTGTGCCTAAAGGTTTACAAAAAGATATAGATAATTGGAAAAATACACATACTTCTCATGGCCAGTGTCCTGGCTATACTAATTTTTATTATGGAGAAGAAGATTTATTTTCACAAAACTATAATTATTTTAACCCGGTCGCAAATACTATCTTAGTCTTTCCCGCTAAGTTAAGACATGATGTGCAGGCTTTTAGATGCAAAGGAGAAAGGGCTTCTGTTGCAGGAAATGTAAACATAGTATGGAATCCATAAGAAAAAAAATAATTATTGTTGGAAGTGGAAACGCGGGCTTAATATCTGCTTTAATTTTAGGCAACAAGTTTCCTCATTTTTTTATAGAGATTATTTCTTCTGATGACATAGGAACGATCGGTGTTGGGGAAGGTTCGACAGAACATTTTAGAGCATTTGTAGATTTTTGTAGAATAGATGTTTATCAATTAATTAAAGAAGCCAAAGCTACTTTTAAGGCAGGTATCATGTTTGAAGGTTGGACCAAGAAGCCTTACTTACATAGTATCATTGAGTATATGAGTCAACATATAGGTGATTATCATCATTATTATGCTTATCTATTTGCTAAAAAATACCCCTTTGATCAAATAACTGAACACTCTTGTTGGGAAAATAAATTTCATGAACGAAGATTACAACAGAAATTTGGAATGTTTTATAACCAATTTCATTTTGACAGTCTTGCTTTGAATAAATATTTAAGACAACTTTGTATCGATGCAGAGATGACGTTTCATGAGGATAAAATTATTTCTTATGAGCAAAAAAAGAATGGGGATATTAATTATTTAGTCGGGAATAAAAAGAGATATAAAGGAGATTACTATATTGACTGTACAGGATTTAGAAAAGAATTAATTAAGAAAATATATAAAGTTCCTTTTAAATCTATGAAAGATTATCTCATATTAGATAAAGCCTTCGCTTTTCAAACTAAAAATCCCGAGGATAATTATAATTTATGGACCTTAGCTCGAGCCATGGGTTCCGGCTGGAATTGGAAGATACCTACTCAAGAGAGATATGGAAATGGGTATGTCTATTGTAGTGATTTTATTACTGACGATGAAGCCATCCAGGAAATTAATACTTTATATAACCAAGATATTAAGATAAATAAAACTTTTAAATTTGAACCTGGCTACACAACCAAGACTTGGACCCATAATTGTATAGCTATCGGGTTGTCTAGTAATTTTGTTGAGCCCTTAGAAGCAACTTCCCTTGGAAGTACAATTCAACAAGTATTTGCTTTAGCTTCTTTTCTAGCTTCAAATGATAAGGATTCTTTTAATCGACACTGTGATATTATATATAAAAATTTATGTGATTTTATTTTACTACACTACCTTGTTAAAAAAGAAGACACAAAATTTTGGAAACATATTAAACACAATTTAAAATTAACCGATAGTTTATCTTCCCTATTAGAAATAGGAACAAGAAGATTATTACAACAAACAGATTTTCCCCTATCCTATCATTTATTTGGAGCCCTTAATTTTAATTTAGTAATGTATTCCTTGGGTCTATTAAATCCTAAAGAAGAGTTGGATCTTACTATCTATCCTTTTATGAAAGAACGGATCGAAAAAAATCTTAAGGATTATTATATAGAGGGAAAACATCAAAAGAATATTACTCACAAGGAAGCCATTACAAGAGTAATGAAAGATAAGGGTTTACTGTGAAAAATTTTTTAAGCAAACTTTTATTACACTCCCAGAAAATATAGGATTATGAAAAGTATAGATATTAATATTTTATGTTTACAAGATAAATTTAGTGATCACAAAAATATAAAAGATCAACTATTAGATTTAATTAATAGAGGCTATAGCGAAAAGGACTTGAATAAAACAGATTATTATGGGGATTCGATTAGTAGATATGACTGGAATGTAGCGACGGATTTTAATAGGGAGTGGGTAAGATTTTTATTACCTTATATACAGAAGCAATTTAATAAATTTGCTGAAAAACTAGAACATAAATCTCCTCTTATAAAAAAAATTTGGTTTCAACAATATGTAAAAAATGATTATCATGGATGGCATACTCATGGGGATAATTATACAGGGGTATATTATTTAGATTTTCCTAAAGGTTCGTCGAGCACAGAGTTAATAGAACAGGGTTCTTTAAATAAGATTATTATTAAAGCCAAAGAAGGGGACATCGTTATATTCCCCTCGTTTGTTATGCATAGATCCCCTCGTATAAAAAAGGATATACAAAAGACTATTATATCCTTTAATATAGATATGAATTTAATTAATCCGACAATATTTGAAAGAATAGAATGAAAAAAACTTTTGATGTAATGCCTTTATTTCCTACCCCTATAGGGATGGTTCAACTCGATGTGGATGATAAAGCCATGTTAAAATGGATGAAGAAGTTAAAATATAAAAAGTATGTCTCAGACCATAATTTAAATTCTTATCAGACCATAGATATGAGATTAATGAAGCAACTGCCTAAATTTAAAAAGGCAGCCTCTGAAGCTGTGGCCGCATACATTCGGGATATATGGAGTTATAAATGTGGCTTTCAATTTAATACCTGTTGGGCTACTAAAAATTTACCTGAAGGATATGCTGGTATTCATAAGCATGCCAATAATTGGTTATCAGCCATCTATTACCCTGAAGCCTGTTCTGCGGTAACCTTTAATCGAATTCCTATGCTAGAATGGGATACTACAAGGCATAGAATTAATGACTTTAATTGTAACTCTTGGAGACTTAAACCTGTAAAAAATTGTTTTATCATGTTTCCTGCACAACTTCCCCATAGTACTGAACCTAATGATTCCAAAACAGCTCGATATTCTTTAGCCATGAATATTATACCTAAAGGTGATTTTGGAATGAATGATAGCACCGTCACCTATAAATAGGTCTCCTAAAGAGATTGACCGCCCCATCAGGGTATATTATAAAGGAATTTTAGGATTTTCTATGTTACAAAAAGTAAATTTTTTACCAGGTTTCAATAAGCAAATGACTGCTACCGGTGCCGAAGGGCAGTGGACGGGGGGAGATAATGTTCGATTTAGATATGGTACCCCTGAAAAAATTGGAGGTTGGGATCAATTAGGAGAAGACAAGCTTACCGGAGTGGCTAGAGCTCTTCATCACTGGGACGATAATGCCGGTATTAAATATGCCGCAATCGGTACCAATAGAATTTTATATGTTTATTCCGGAGGTCAATACTACGACATTCATCCTTTACGAACTACAATAGCAGGTTGTGATTTTAGTAGTAGTTCTAGTTCGACTACCGTTACAGTTACTTTTCCAAGTGCTCATGGATTGATTGATGATGATATTGTTAAATTTGATGGAGTCAGCGGAGTCACAGCTATAGGATCTACTTACACGGATGCTTCTTTTGAAGACATTAAATTTATGGTCACGTCCGCACCTTCCTCAACAACAATTACTATTACGATGGCATCAACAGAATCAGGAACTCCTTTAAGTAATTCAGGTTCAGCTTCAGCTTTATGCTATGCGACCGTTGGACCGGCTCAAGAAGTTGGAGGTTATGGTTGGGGTACAGGTCAATGGGCAGGAACTGCTTCAGGACCCGCGACTACAACTTTAGCAACCACTATTAACGATACTATAACCGATATTGTTTTGACAGATTCTACGGCTTTTCCAACATCAGGTGAGATTAGAATAGGGACTGAGGATATTTCTTTTGCCGCTAATGATACCAGCACAGGAACTTTAAGTGGAGGAGCAAGAGAAGTTAATGGTACAACTAAATCAGCTCACACAGCAGGAGCAACTGTTACTAACATTTCAGATTATGTTGCCTGGGGCGAAGCCTCTTCAGCTGACTTTACTATTGAGCCCGGACTCTGGGTTCTAGATAACTATGGAACAAAATTAATCGCTCTTATTTATAACGGGTCATGTTATGAATGGGATGCAGCTGCTTCGAATCCAACAGCGAATCGAGCAACGGTGATTTCAGGCGCTCCTACAGCCTCGCGACACATGCTAGTATCTCCGGTAGATAGACACTTAATTTTCTTTGGAACTGAAACAACGATTGGAACTACCTCTACTCAAGATGATATGTTCATTCGATTCTCAGATCAGGAGTCTTTAAATACTTATGTTCCTACCTCAACCAATACAGCAGGAACTCAACGACTAGCAAATGGTTCTCAAATTATGGGAGCGATTCGAGGTCGAGACGCTATTTATATTTGGACCGATTCCGCTATCTTCTTGATGCGTTTTGTTGGTCAACCTTTTACCTTTTCTTTTGAACAAGTTGGAACGAACTGTGGACTGATTGGAAAGAATGCCTGCATGGAAGTGGATGGTACGGCTTTCTGGATGTCTGACAATGGTTTCTTTCAATACTCAGGCCAACTTCAAACGATGCCGTGTCTTGTAGAAGATTATGTTTTTGATGATATTAATACGACTGCAAGGAACTTAATTAATTGCGGACTCAATAATTTATTTGGAGAAGTAAATTGGTTCTATTGTACGAATGGTTCCGACGTTGTGGATCGGGTAGTCACTTATAATTATTTAGAATCAGGCATGCTTAAAAAACCGATATGGTATACAGGCTCTTTACCCCGAACGACTTGGGAAGACTCCGAAGTATTTGATAAACCCCATGCTTGTTATTACAACATAAGTGATGATGCTTCTTATGATGTCATAGGTAACACGGATGGAAGTACTATTTACTATGAACAGGAAAAAGGGACCGATCAAATTAATGCAGGCGGAGCCGTTACGGCCATCACTGCTAATATTCTTTCGGGAGATTTTGATATTACCCAGAAACGAGCAGCTCAAGGACAACTTTTAGGAGCTCCTGATATGAGAGGAGACGGTG